GCGCATCACCCGGATCAGGTTCTTGATGTCCTCGTCGCGGATCGTGACGGTGATCATGTGCGCTCCTCACGGGTGCGGGGCGCCGCAGGCAGTGGCGGCGCCCCGCACCGTTCAGCCGATCGCGGTGGCGTCGGTCGATACGTACTTGATCTTCGGCAGGTTCGTGCCGTCGTACTTCCACTCGAACCCGTAGTCCACGGTGATCACGTCGGGCCCGGAGACCGACGGTTCGTCGCCGGTGAAGTACACGCCGGGGAGGCTGATCTCAAGATCCTCGTAGTTGGTGCCCTCGATGACCGCGCCGGTCCACTTGAGGACGAGGCTGGTGGACGTGTTGGCGACCCGCAGGTCATCCAGCGCCGTCTTCGTGGTGGTCAGCCAGTCCACGGTCAGCGACCCGGTGATGGTCACCGCCCCGTTGCGGATCTGCTCGGCCTTCAGCCCGGTCGCACCGGCGGTGTAGTCCTCGGTGTCCAGCGCGTTATTCCACGAGACCGACACCGACTTGACGCCGGACAGTGCCGACTCCGAGGAGTACGTGCCCGCCTTCACCGACATCTGCTTGCCGTGGAACGGCCGCGCGGTGGTGTACGACGCGGTCGCCAGGGTCTGGGAGTTGTCCCACTTCTTCGCGTCGAAGTTGAACGTTCCAGTCAGGATCGAATCGGCCGAGCAGGAGAACTCCGCGGAGGTCACCTTCGCCCCGGTCAGCTCCTGGCAGAACACGGTGCCGCTGCGGTACGGGGTGCCGATCTGCACGGTGAGCGACTTCAGCGGGTCGGCCAGGGTGTGGGTTTGCAGCCACGCCGCCGACGTGCCCTGCTGGGTGATCGTGGACGTGCCGCCGGTCAGCGCCTGCAACAGCGGCCCGAGACCGGAAGTCTGCATGTCCAGCGAGATGCTTCCCTCACCGGCCTCTGTGACCTCCACGTAGTGCGCGCCGATCTGGCCGATTACCCCGGCCTGGATGCCTTCGCCCTGCACCCGGTTGCTGGGACGGTTCGCCGCGTAGGCGGTGGCCCGCACGAACTTGGCGGGCGCGGTGCGGGTGCCCCACGATGTCGCCTCGGTGCTGAATCCGACCTGGCTGCCCAGGCCGCTGCCGATAGCCATCAGCCGTTCTCCTTCTTGGTCGCGGCCTTACCGGCCTTGGTGATGTCCGCCCACAGGGCGACCTCGCCGGTCTCCCCGGTCTGGTAGTAGCGGTCGTCGCCGTCGGCAACCGTGTAGATGCCGTCCGGGTCGACCTTGGTCAGCCCGTTGCGGTCGTCGACCCACAACGTCTGGCCGGTGATGTTGCGCAGTTCGCGGGCCATCCCGCCTCCTTGGTGTTTAGTTGAAAACGGCGTAGTAAGAGACGCGGAACGTGCACTCGCACACCACGCCGCGGGCCGTGCGCCGCTGGGTTGTCCGGGCGTCGGCCAGTCCGCGCACACTGAGCACCTCGGGCAGGCCGAGAGCGGTCACGGTGTGCAGCGAGTCGAGGCAGTCGTCGAGGATGTCGAACGCGGCGTCGCGCACCGCGGCCAGATCGTCGTCGCCGGACTGCGCCCACACCGTGCAGACGACCTCGCCGGTCTCCTCGCGGTGGGCCGTCGGCGCCGGCCCGGCGTCGCGCCACTGCTGGCTGATGGTGCCCGACGTGCCGTCGTCGACGGTGGCGTCCACACCCACCGCCACGCCGGACGCCAGTTCGGCGTAGGTGGCGGGGATGCCGTCGAACACGTCCACGCTGGTGGCCGCGTCGAACACGGTTCGCAGCGCGGTGGTCACCTGTGGCCACATGCTGGCGCTCATGCGGGCATCCGGTACGGGGCGAGCAGCTCGGTCACGCGGCGGGGCAGGCTGTACCCCATCGCCGGGTTGAACGCATCCATGCCGTCCACGCCGCGGGGCATCATCGGCATGGAGCCGCGCTGGGTCTCCCACAGGTGTCGGGTCAGTTCCAGTACGGCCTGGCGCAGCGCCGGGGACTCCACCGGGGCCGTGGTGTACTCCACGGTCACCGGGTAGTCCCACGACCCGGCCCACAGCACCCCGGCGTTCAGGTCGGCGTCGTAGGCCGACGAGGCGAGCACCGTGCTGTCGGCGGTCACCTCGGTGACCGCCGCGATGTCGGTGCGGTCCAGCACCAGCCCGCGGCCGTTGCCGCACGGGCCGTAGAACGTCTGCGTGTAGCCGATGCGCCGCAGCGGGCGGCCCAGGTAATCCTCGGCGGCCGCGGTAGCGGCCAGCAGGGTGGCGCGCAACTCCTCGTCGCTGGTGGTGCCGGTCATGTTCAGGTGCGCCTTGACGTCGGCCAGGCCGACCAGGCCCAGTTCGGCCGGGTCGAGCACGGTGAATGCGTCGGTGTAGGCGCTGGCGTTGGTGCCGGTGGCGACCCATCGCACGGTGTACCGGCCCGCAGCGGCGGGGGTGTAACTGGCCGTGTACCGGCCGGTGGACGGGTGCGCCACAACCGGGGTGGCGGTGGTCGCGTCCGGCAGGGTGACGGTCAGCGCCACGGCTGTCGCGTCGGCCAGCGCCCCGGCGCTGTCGCGCACCTCCACGGCCAGGGCGACCACATCACCGAGGTCGTATGACGCCATCTCGGCTCCTCACGCGGGTTTCATGGTCGCGGCGCCGGGGGTGTACGCGGCCGCGTCGTAGGCGACGGCCGGGTAGTCGTACACGGTCGTCGTCGCGTTGTAGGTCAGTTCGACCGTGGGACCGTCCGGGTCTGCCTGGCCGATGAGCGCGGACTGCGGCGCGGCCGGGCGCATCTCAGCCACGGGTTTCCCGCTTCGGCTGCACGGCGCGCTCCTTCGCCGGCTTCGCGGTGGCGCGGGTGTAGCCGAGCCGCTTGAGTTCGGCATCCACGTCGGCCACACGCGCGGTCAGCCCGCGGCGGGCGAACGACTCCCGCTCGGCCAGGTACGCGCGGACGAGATCGTCGTCACGCGGGGCGGATGCGCTCATCGGCGGCCCTCCAGATCGTGTAGGTGCGGTCGGTTTCCCAATGCCGTTTGCGGTGCGGCAGCACCGCCCCGGTATGGACGTGGATCGGCACGCCCCGCTCTCCCAGCCGGGCGCAGAACGTCAAGTCCTCACTGCGCCAGCGGCCGTCGCCGAGTGGGCCGTCTTGGAACCAGCACCAGTCCTTCAGCCCGTCGTCGGCGTCGTCGCGCATACCCTGCAACACGCTGCGGTGCACCAGCAGGCAGCCAGTACCGACGCCGTCCACCCGGTGCAGCCCGCGCGGTTCGATGCGGTCGATCGGGGTGAACGACCCGCTGACGTAGTAGTAGGCGATCGGGATGGGCCGCGGGTAGGGGCCGTCCGACGGGTAGGCGCCGAAGTACAGCCCCGCCACCACTGGATGGGACCTGTCGTGCGCCGAGGCGCACAGCAGATCGAACACGTCCACCCCGACCCGGTGATCGGTATCGACCATCCACAGCCACGCCGCGTCGGTGGAGTCGAGGAACGCGGCGACGATCTCGTTGCGGGTGCGCGACAGCAGTCCGCCGCTGTCCACGCGGATCGTCTCGGCCAGCCGTTCCCGCCGGGCCGCGGCCAACCGCATCATGTCGGCGGCGAACGCGCCGTCCACCTCGCCGGGGTCGCACCAGGCGACCACTACACGGTCCTGCGTCCTCATGGGGGTTCTCGGTTCTCTCGGTGTGAACAGTGGTGCCCCGGCCCGACCGAGAGAACGGGCCGGGGCACCACTGCGGCCCCAGCGACTACTGGGGGGTCATGCTCAGGTGTACGGGTTGACCAGACCCGACCCCGTGATCCGCTGCGACGCACCGCTGTACCTCGCGTGCGTAAAGGCGCTGTAGCCGTACACGACCAGGTCGACGCCGAGGCTCTTGATGCTCGGGCCGACATCGGTGCGGATGAACAGCGGCGCGTTGGCGTCCTCCCACAAGTGGGACTCCGACGCGCTCAGCACGTACACCTCGTCCTGGTTCGTCGAGGTGCCCAGCGTGGTCACCACGTTGGCGTCGACCACGACCGGCAGGCCGTTGAGGACGCCGCGGTAACCGCTGCCGTAGCGAGCCGCGAAGTCAGCACCCGCGGTGTTGACCCCGGCGGGCACGCCGTTCTGCGCCATCAGCGGGAAGGTGCTCGACAGTGCAGCGTTGACCCACCACCAACGACGCGGGTGGCACACGATGATCGTGTCGCCGGCGCTCTGGTTCTTCAGAGCCGACTCCACGGCCGCCGCCGCCTGTGCGATCTTCGGGTACAACTCGACCGCTGTCGGGTCGGTGTTGTCCGTCCAGGTGATCCCAGTCGCCACCGTCGCCAGACCGTTCGTGGTCTGGTTGAGCAGTTCGTAGTCGAGCTGCGTGTGGTACGAGGTCAGCAGATCCTCAAGCACGGTGTCGAGCACGCCAGTGCCGCGCTCGGCAGCCTGCCGGGTCACGGTCTGCGAACCGGCGACGGTCTGCACGTTAACCGTCAGGATCGTGTCGTCGATGTTGGTCTCGGACACGTCCGTACCCTGCGTCTGCACCGCGGCGCTGGTGGCCGTGGTGATGCGCGACAGGTTCACGGTCATACCGGACGCAGGCAGCGGGTGCTTGCGAACGGCGTCGGCGAACGGCCGGGCGGCCTTCGCGTACGGTGCGACCAGGTCGGTCAGGTACTGCGGGACGACCAGGCCGGCGAATGCGGAGGTTCCGGTCGCGGCGCGACCCTCCAGGTACTCGCCGCGCTCGACGCGCTCCTCGGACATGTGACGGCCCAGCCGCTGCTGCGCCTCAATGTCGTTGTTGAACTGCGCGCGCAGAACGTCGGCGAGGAAGCCGGCGCCGGTGCGGTCGCTGCCCTGGTGGTAGGTCCGCTCCTCGCGGGTCACCACCGCGGCGCCACGCACCACGGTCTCCTCCGCGCCAGTCTCGATCTTGTTGGCGATGG